CCCGCAATGATGTTTGCGTAGCTCATGTCGCGCATGTGCTGATAGAAGATCGTGTGGGCCTGCAGGTCGTCACGCAGGTCGAGATACCTGCCGCCTTGCTCAGCGAGCACCACCGGGAAGATGCGCAGCAGCCGCTCACGGAACACCGGCAGCGGGATGCTGCGCCATAGGTTGAGCGCAACGTGATTCATCTCCATGAAGACAGTCGGCCGGTGCTCAGCGATCAGGCTGGCCGCGCCATCAAACACATCCAGCTCGTACCCCTCCACATCGATCTTGATGAAGTCAAGGCGATCCAGGCCGAGTGACGGAAAGACATCGTCGAGCCTGCGCATCGGGACCACGGTCGAAAAATGGTTCTCTTCGTCGATGCTGTGCAGGTCTGCGATGAAAGAGCCCGACAGGTTGTTGCGATAGCCCTGCATGACGATGTCGCCGTTGCTGTTGCCAAGGGCCATGTTGTAGGTCGTCACGTTGCTCGCACTCGCTGCCTTCAGGTTGCGCACGAGCAGGTCATAAGCAGCCGGCACGGGCTCAACGGCTGCCACCTGCCCGAACTGGCAGAGCTGTGACAGCGCGATGCCAGTGATACCGATGTTTGCGCCGATGTCGAGCACGCGTGAATCGTTGTCGGTCAGGGCCTGAAGGATGGCCTGGGTGCTCGGCTCGAAGCGCGCGCCGAGGTGCACGCTGTAATCGATGTCTGCGGTGATGGCGTGGAGCTGCCTGCCGATGACCAAGTTCTGTTCGATGAGTTGTGCAGGTGCTGTCATTTACGGTTTCTTTTATTGAGGATATGCATGTCGATGGCGCCTTTGATGACCCAGCCGAGATTGAAGACTTGAAAAAGAAAATTGACCTCGGGCGCTTTGACGGTCCACAGGTTCACGAGCCAGCACGCGAGCGCGGCGACGTAGAGGACCAAGAAACGCAGCATGTCGCGCTGCAGCTCCTGCGACTTCTGCACGTAGTGCTGTTCAATCTTGCGCATCTCAGCATTGAACAGCTCCACTGCTTCACGCGCCGCGCGCTCTTCGGCGTCGGTCGGCTCACCTGCAGCGCGGTGTTCCATGTAGCGCGCTTTGATGCGCTCTAGCTCTGCGTTCAGACGCTCACGCGCTGCAGGCAGGTCTTCTTCCGTCATGCGCGCGCTTCGATAAGCTGAGCTGCCAGCCCGGCCATGCCGTAGGTCTTCTGCGCTGCGGCGTGCATCAGCTCAGCTTCGATGTCGAACAGGATGCCGACATCGTGGCCGGGATACTTCTGGCTATCGCAAAACTTCGGGGGCGTCACCACGAGATACTTGCGGCACGCGCCAGGCCGGTGTTCATAGACCGTGCAGTTGCGGTCTTCACCGAGAAAGACGCAGCGTTGGTCCTCATGTGACAGGTCGTTCCACGTGGCCCCGGTCTTCTCGGCTTGACGCTCAAGGCGCTGTCGGTCGATCTCTATCCCTTGCTCACGCATCCACGCGACCAGCAGCTCGGCCTCCTGCGGCGTGATGTCAACATTCAAGTGACAGCAGGCAGCACAGCCCTTGCGGCACTGCACATCCTTTGCACGCGGCGCGGTGGTGAGCAGATGCGCGATGCGCTCATCCAGCATCCCGTGCATCGTGTAGGCCACGCTCGGCCCGTAGGTAAACCTGATGCGTTGCCATTCACCTGCGTAGTGCTCCAGGCACGCATGGGCCACCGCCTGCTGCCTCGGGCTCATGGCCTCTATGGCAGCCGGCAGGAGTTGCTTACCTGTCATGGCGGCAGGCCCTGCGCTTTCGCAAGCTCAACGAGCGCGAGCACGCGGCGGCGCAGCGTCTCCCACGGCTCGTTGCTCATGCCGGACCCATCGTCTTTGCCATCGAGGATGCGCTGCAGCGCAGCGTTCATTCCTGCACAGCCGTAGTCATAGGCTGCCAGCTCATCAGCATTCATGCCTTCCAGGCAGACCCAGCGCGTTTCATTTTCATGGATGACAGTGCAGCCAGGAATGCCGCGCGCGCAGGGTTCACTCCCTTCACCGAAGCCTTCACATATGTGCGGAAGCACGAGGCGCTTAACGCTGTTCATTGCTTCGGTTCCTTTCTCGATGTGTTGTTTGATTGCTGAGCAGTCGGTCCACGCTCACCTGCAGGATGCGGGACAGGTGCATCAGCGTTGGCACGTCTGGGTCACTAATGTCAGCTTCCCAGCGTGCGACGGTCTGCTGCGTGAACCCCACACGCACGCCGAGCTGCTTTTGCGTCAGGCCGTGCGCGATGCGCAGGGCTCTGCAGGTTTGGCAAGCTCATGCAGTGCGCTCCTGCGGGTCCGGGTTGCCGGTCCCGAGAAACTCGTCCTGCGGGCCGAGGCCTGTGACGACGATGTGTTGAAACGTCAGTACGTCAGCCTGCCGAAGCCTGAGCGTGCCGGTGTAGGCGCCGTCGAGAAAGACAGCCACATCACAGTGGCTCGGCGTCGGGTTGCGATAGTCAAGATGAACCTTCATCAGTGCGCTCCTTGTCGGTCTGCTGCCTGTTGGTCTACCTTGCGCTTCGCAGCTTCACGGATCAGGCGTGAGGCCTCATCGCATGCTGCCTGTTGTTCCATGCCTTCGAACTGGATCAGCAGGCCGGCGATGACGACATAGGCAGCTTCGAAAGACTCACGGTCTTCTGAAGCGCGCGCAGTCATCACGCCGAGCACAAACGACAGCTCAGGGCATCCGAGCGGCGACGCGATTTCAGCCGCGCGCAGCGCGAGCTGCGGCGCCTTCAGAGTGAGCAGGTCACTCATTGCACTGGCCCTCCTTCGTCAGGCATCGGCATTGCCGGGGGAAGCGGCTGCCCTGTGGCCTCTTCGAGCTGGTGCATCACGTCCTGCAGCGTATCGCCGTAGGCGATGCGCACGATGTCGGTGCCACCCGTGAGGGTCAGGTCGATTTCGAGTAGCTCACCCTCACGCAGCCGACGCACGTTCTCGGCATCGATGCCCATGAGGAATGAGCCATCCCACAATTTCGCGCGGATCATGTGTGCTCCTTGGTGTTGACATTGTTCAACGCGTGCACGCACTCGGGGCAGCGCCAGCGCTTCGAAATGGTCAGGAAGGTCCAGGCTCTTGCCAGCGCTTCGGCTTCGTCCTGCACGGTTCGGCCGCAGCCGTCCTGGCAGCGGATGGCGGTGTCAGTCGTTGTCATTGGCGGCTGTCCCTTGCGTAGCAGCTTCTTCGATGCTGAGTGCGACATCCCGCAGCAACATCGGCAGGAAATTCTGCAGGTCTTCGTTCACGCACTGCACAGAGAAGCCGTGGCCCCGGTTGCCGCCCACGATCAACAGGATGACAGCGTCGGCCCCGGTGCTCATGCGCGCCTGCGTGCACTCGTCGTCGTACTTGCCTGGGCCAACTTCAGCCATGGCCGTTGCTCCGCTTCTCAGGCGCAGGCGTGTCGAGCGCGTGCATGACGCGCGCCAAGGCAACCTCTTCGAAAGGGTCAATGCCTGCAGGCGCTGGCCGCTTGACGCCTTGCGCCTCGGCCTGCGCGCGCAGGTGAGCGCGCACCTGCCACGCGACCCAGCGCCGGTCCCGCACGCTGTGCGTGATCGGGGGCGGAAACTCGCCAGCCTTCACCTTGCGGTCAATGGTCGGAATCGAATCACCTGTCAAGGCTTCGACAGTCGCAGCAGTCAGCAGCGCGTCGTCCACGTTGAGCACTGACAGCGGCTGCACGCGGTCACGCTTCGTCCACAGCGGGCCGCTCGGCGTGGGCTTCACCGTGCCGCCTTTCTTGGGCTTCGTCATGCGTGGTGCTCCGGGAAGATTTCCTTCAGCGCCCACTCAGCGGCCGGCAGGCTGTTGGCTATCGACTTGAACGGGATCGCGTAGCGCCGCACAGTGCCAATCAATTCCGAATTGAGTTTCTTGCGTGACAGGATCAGCGCATCTGTCGATGCCGGCAGGTCAGCCGAAGTATTGAAGTGGTCCTGCTTGACGTATTCGAAGCGGTAGCGCTTGCCGTGCGCGTGCGTCAGCTCATCCATGACGCGCGGGTGCAGGCCTACGACGATGACCGTGGGGCGCTTGACGTTGTCCATCCCGAGCACCTTGGCTGTCACTTCGAGTTGTGACGTGATGTCATGCGGCGCGATGTGCGCCGGGTGCAGCTTTCCGGGGGCAGGTGCAGGCGCCTTGCCCTGCGGCGTCTCCTGCAGGCTCTGAGCCGGCTCCATGAGCGTTGCAAACGCGCCTTGCAATACGCCCCGCGCCTGGGCTGCTTTCTCAGCTACCGATGAAGGCGTGTCAGCAGGCACGGGATCAGGCGGCGCTGCTGCTGGCGTCGGCGCGCCAATGACATCTTCGACGGCCTTGCGCACGACTGCTGCAATGGCGTCTGTCTGCGGCTGCAGGATGTCGCGCAGGGCTTCAGTGAGGAATGCTTTGATGCTCGGCAGGAAGGCCCCCACAGGCATGCTCAGCAGGCCCTGCAGGCGCTCGTCGTACGGCATGGCAGGGATAGGTGCTGCATCAGGGTCTGCGTGCGCTAGGCGCACGATAGGCTGTGATGCGTCAGCAGACGCCGCAACGGACCTGTTGGGCGCAGGGGCAACGACCGACAGGTGATGGCGGCGCGGCGGCGCTTTGCCTGCTGCCTTCTCTTTGTCGAGCGGGCCGGCGAGGAATTCGATGATCTTGATTACGTCGAGCGCCTTGTCAAGCGCGCACGCGATGCTCAACGCTTTGAGGGTGCGCTGCTGTCCAGTCGGGAGCACTTGAGCCTGCGCCTGATACAGCGCGGTCGGGAGGCCTTTGCGTCCGTAGCGTGACGCGTGATCGTGCACTGCTGCTGCGATGAGCTTCCACTGCGGCCAGCCCCAGACGGTCCGCACCACTGCGCCGTTGGCGTTGATGATGAGGTCGATATCAGGGGGGATGACGCGCAGGCCTTCGGGGATGTCTCTGCCTTCGAGCTGCGCAGCAGGCCGCACAAGTGCAGATGCAGCAGGCGCAGGCGCAGGCGCAGGCGCAGGCGCAGGGCTCACGACCTTCAATGCGCGGGGCGCAGGTCTATCAACAGATGGAGGGGGGGACATAGTCCTGATCGCTGCAACTTCTTGCATGCCGATGACGAAGTGCACGAGTGCGACAATGTCAACATTGGACTGCGGCGACACAGCAACGCTTAAGGCTGTGATCGGTCGATGAAGTTCTTTGGGGAGTAGCGCTGTCTGCGCATCGGCGATGGCCCTAGTGAAGCCTTCACGCCCTCGTTTCTTGATGTGCTTAAGCAGCCTGGGCGCTAGCAGTGACCACTGCCGCCAACCCCACTTCACAGCGCCGTCCTTAGACGTGCGGGCTTCATCATGAATGTTCCGAAATGTCGGTGGGATGAGGCTTGGGTCTATGAGCTGTGACGCGGGCGCACTAGGTGACTTTCTCGCGGTGGCTGGCATGTGCTGTTTGCTCCTATAGGGGGACAGGTTGATACGTATTGAAACGTACGAAAGTTGAGACCCTCAACGGGCGTATTTCTATACGAATTTTTCGAAGTTGCAAAACGCAGTCTCAGAGAGTCTCAAAGTCAGTATGCAACGGGAAACGGAAGTACTCATTTGAGGCCCTTAAGCGCCATCACGAAAGAGCACCCCGGCTCACGCTCCCCTTCGGCCTAAAGGCTTCCGCTGCTGCGCGTGCTCTTTCGTGATGGCGCCCTTAGCGTGGTTCTAGTCGCAGATAGTAGGTCCGTGCGTCATGCTGCCCGTCTGATGCTTTGAAGTTGACGCGCAGCGGCACGAACTGCCCGACCTGCGCAGCGCCGATCACTGCGTCAGGGTCCAGCTCAATCCGGGCCGTGATGAGGCTGCCTGCGAATGCCTGCGCTGCTTTCACCAACGGGGCTTCGACATCGACACCGCTGCCGGCCTCATCCAGCGTCAGGCCAGTGCCGGACTTCGACAGCCACGCCGCCGCGTTATAGGTGAAATTGAGCGACGCCCCAGGCGCGCAGTTGAACGGACCCCACGGATGGAGTGGGCCGCTTTGGTTCCAAAAGTCAGGCATGTGCGGGCACCTCGGTAAACCGGGATTCCCCGGCGATGGTTGAAAGGCGCAGCTCGCTCGGGATGTCCGTATTGATCCACTGCGTCGGGCCTGTGATGACAGTCGCGCCGACGCGCGGCACGCCGAACGCTTCGGCAGAGCTGATGCCCACAGGCTGCACGCCAGCGGACAGTGAAGGAACGCCCCACGCTTCAGCGCTGGCGATGCCGACCAGGTGCAGTTCGGTCACCGGAACAGGCGTGAGCGTAGGAACGCCGAACGCCTCGGCTGATGCAATCCCTTCGGGGTTGATCCCAGAGTCCAGCATGGGCACGCCAAAGGCTTCAGCAGTACCGATGCCGATGAGCTGCAGGCCAACGCTGAGTGACGGCACGCCGAATGCCTCTGCAGTGCTGATGCCGACGAGCTGCAGGTTGGCCCTGAGCGACGGCACGCCGAAGGCTTCAGCCGTGGCAATCCCGACCGGCGTGAGTCGCGCTGTGATGGCTGGCGTTCCGAACGCTTCAGCCGTGGCGATGCCTGCAGGTGCCAGCGTGGCGCGCAGTGAAGGCGCGCCGAAGGCCTGCGCGCTCGCGATGCCGGCCGGCGCTACGGTGGCGCCCAGCACGGCGACGCCGAAGGCTTCAGCCGATGCGATGTTGCCGACTGCGGTCAGCGGGTACGGTGCAGGACCGCTGGACGGCTTCAGCGCGAAGACCATCATCGCGCCCTGTGTGCCGCCCGTCGATGTCCAGTTCGGTGTCATCGGCGTCGTGCTTGGCGCGACTGCCGTGCCTATCGCGCCGGTCCAGTAGCTGCCTCCATCACCGTCCTCAACATCCTTGGTGAAGGGCGCAGCAACCGAATAGACCTGCACGCCGCCGCCGTTGCCAATGAGTGAGACGACCAAGCTGCCGGCAACGAGCGTGCCGCTGGGAATGGTGTTCCACGGCTGCCCGCCCTTTTGTCCCTGGCCCAAAGTGCCGGCATCGTAGGAGGCGGCATCGACGCCGCCCGCTTCGATCACGCCGAAGGACGGGTCTCCGCTCGTGGAGTAGCCAACCGAGACGATATGGCCGGTACGCCCGACGATGTTCTCAGCGCGGTAGGCACGAATCTGTGAAGAGCCGACGCCATCGTCCTGAATGGCGATCAGCGCATAGGTGTTCGGCGAGCCGGCCACGTTGTCGAACGGGATGCTGGTCCCGCCCTGTCCAGCCTGCTCACGGATGGCGACGACAAGCGTGTTGCCGTTTGTCGAATTGAACGGCGCGGACGCGAAGGGGCCGGCCCCGTTGCCGTGCCCGCCAACCGCGTTGACAACGGCTGCTACCACGTGAGCGCCTCTAGAGCTTGAAAATCTTGTTCGCGCCGCCGTCCCACGTGATCGGAATCACCTGACCGATGGCCGGCGTGAACGGCAGTCCGGTCGCTGTGTCGATGTACGCGATCAGGCGCGCCGTGGCATCACTGCCCGTGTGCTGAAAGATCACGAGCGCTTCGGATGGGTCTGCCGCCAGGGCGCTCAGCGTGGTGTCTGCTGCATCGAACACGCCGCCCGTGTAGGTCTTGGTTCCGAGTGCAGCAGTGCGGCCGTTGTCATTGGCGCCGATGTCTGCGAGAAAGTCATGCGTCGCGATGTCGAGCACGTACGCGGTTTTCACCAGCATCGCGCGCACGTCGCCAGTGAGGTCGATGGTCCTGTCCGCGATGCCTTCGCGGCCCTTGTCATAAAGTGCTGATGCCATGGCAGTGCGTCCCCAGGTTGGTTGATCGTCAGGATTATCGGCGCGTCTTCACGCTTGCGCCGATGCAGTCTCACTCGGAAGTTCAGGCGGCGCGATCATTGAGTCCACGTCCATCGGCATTGGCGCAATTGCGAGACATTCACCTGCATCGAGTAGCGCCATCAGCGGATCGATCTTGCCCTTGCTGGCTTCTTTCGTGATGAGCGACGCATTGCCGCGCAGCACCACGCGCGCATTGCCGACGCAGTAGCGCATCATCGCGCCGCCGCTGTGCCAGAACGTCCCGCTTGCAAGCCGGCGCTCTATCAGCTTCATGACGCCGACCATCTGCCAGCCCTGCCCGATGCCGATGAAGAGAGATTCAGGCAGCTCGCCGTCGATCATCAGCGCTTCGTGCAGGACTTTCGCGCTGCCGTTGGGGTCGAGCCCGATGCGGATCAACTTGCCGGTGTTGTAAACGCTCACGACTGTCTGCACCAGCTCGTCAACGTCCGGGCCGAGGGTCTCGACAATCGACAGCTCTCCCGAGTCTTCGAAGTCGAGCCACTTCTGCGCCTCGCCCTTGTACTTTTCCAGAGCCTTCGCATGCACCCAGGCATGTGACCACGCGAGCCAATGCCGGGTGCCTTCTTCGCGGCCGAGCACGGTGAGCCCCATCCAGTCATCAGGACCGCCCGCGTCGATGCCGACTGTGAAGGCGTCACACGTCGCGAGCAGCACTTCGAACGTGAGCGCTGGCCGCGTTGCTTGCTCCCAGAATGCTGCACCTGGCCAATGGTCGGATTGCAGCGCGATGCCGATTTCCACGTCGAGGTGCTGCGATGCCCAGCGGCGCAGCTCACCCTCACCGGCTTCGATGGCGCCCTGATAGTCAGGGATGAGGCGCGCGATGTTGACCGAGCGTCCGTCATTCGGCAGGACCATCCGCCAGTTCTCGGGGTTGCGCCAGTCAACGTCTTGCGGGAACTCGTACAGGATCGGCAGCACAGGCGCGAGGTACTTGCCATCGCGCACGGCGCGCGCTTTCGCCAGCTCGGCTTTGAAGACACCGGACGGCGGGCGCTCGCTCTGCGTCGTGATCTGGATCAGGAACCCTTCGGGCTGTGACACGAGCCCGCCGCGCAGTTGCCCGATGACGCGGTCAGCATCAGGGGACTCGGCGATCACGTGCACTTCATCGAGCAGCACGCCGGCCGGCTTCGAGCCGGTGACGATCTTCGGGTCGAAGCTCTTGACCTTCAGGAACGCGCCCGTGGGTCGGTACGTAATGCGCTTGATGTGCGGCTGCAGGTGGCACTTCGCCATCAGCACTTCGTCGGCTTCGATCATGCCCATGGCTTGCTGAAACGCGAGGTCGGCAACCTCCTGCGTGGGCGCGACGAGCAGGAACTCAGCACGCGGCCGCTCCGACATCAGCATGGCGGTAAGCATCAGCGCAGCGCCGTTGGTGGTCTTCGAATTCTTCTTCGGCACCAGCAGGAAAACTTCTTGGATGAAGCGCTGGCGCAGCGTCACGCTGTAGCTGCCGAAGAGCGCGCGCACGATCTCGCGGAACCAGTCACCGACCGCTTCCCGTAGCAACGGCGTGCCCGGCACGTCTGGCAGCTTCAGCCGGTCGAAGATCGCCTCGGCGCGGTCGGCCGGCGCAGTGAACAGGGGCAGGCTCGGCATGAGCGAGCGGTGCAGTTTGATCCGCTCGGCCCAGTTCGGAACGGCTGTACACCAGCCCTCAGCCGTGTCAGCCCGGCGCCGTGTTCGCGGCGCCGTGCGCTTCTTGTACTCAGGCATGACGCACTGCTCACGGCGTGAGCAGCTTGTCCCAGTCAGTACCCTTTTGCGCGACCTTCGCGAGCAGCTCCTGCAGCTCTTTCTTCCCGAGCCCGTCGCCGTCTTCTTTCCAGCCGCCTTTGCATTTCAGGATGAAGATGCAGGCCGTGACGTGGCCTTTGAGGGCCTGCTTGTGCAGGCTCTGCGCGACCATCGCAAGCGCTTCGATCTGCCCGACTTCCAGTTCGTGCATGTAGTACTTGCGGATCGTCGGCGCTGACAGGCCAATGACCTTGCCGATGTCTTCAGCAGAGTGGCCCATTGCGCCGATGGCCTTGACCTGCTCGCGGGTTTTCGCGTCTGGCTCGTAGGCCGGGCGCCCCTTGGTCTTCTTCGCTGCTGTCATTTCGCGGTCACGGTCCCGGTTGCCTCGGGCCGATCCTGTAGTTGGAGCGTGCGGGTCGGAGTCTCGCCGCCCAGAGCCGAGGGGGACTCGGCTGCCTGATCTTTCGCACGCGTGTGGATGATTGTCTTTTTCGGGTACGGCTGCACGAGTGGCAAGACAGAGGCCCTCATGTCAGCATCCAACGGCATCAGGTAGCGATGCTTCGGGGCCATCTCAACCGGCGTGCAGTCGGCACGCTTGAACACCTTCGTGACCTTGCCGAACTGGCGCACGCGCCCGCTCACGCTGGTCTGCCGGTTCAGGTAGAACTTTCCGTCAGGGCCGATCCAGTCCACCTTGCCGGCACTCGTGCCGCAGTAGAGCCAGCCGCCTGCTTGGTAGATGCCGCCGTGGTGCCCGGCGTTCGGGTCGGCAAAGCTCACGATTAGGCGCAGACCAGGTGCGCGACCACGGAGAAACTTGATGGCAATGGCGACGATGCGTGACACCGGAGTCCGGTGCGTGGTGAGCGCGACGCGCGTCAGCTCACAGCCTTCATGTTGCTGCAGTCCGTAGCGGCTCAGCAGGTGCGGACTCGCCCCGCGTGAGAACAGGACCACGCCGATAAACCGGGTGTCTTCCCACACGCCGATGCGCACGAGCGGCGGCATCGGGATCGATGCTGAGTAGTGCCAACGTTCACAGGCGAAGCGCGCAGCTTCGAGCGTGCACCAGTCAATGCGGAGCTGCGCGGCGCTCATGGCTTCTCTTCATCCCTGGTGCAATCGCACTTTGCGCGTGCATGGAAATGCGTTGAGCAGTTGTGGGCGTGCAGTGCAGTGCTCAGCTCAGCCTGACTAGGCTTCGGCTCCTTCAGCAGCTCGTAGACGCGCAGCTCACGCAGGCCCATGCGCTTCAGCAGCAGCTTGCTGGGGCGTGCTCTGTCACCTTCAGCGAGCCGATGCAGGTAGCCAGGATCGATGTCCACGGCACGGCCTGCAGCGCGCAGGCCACCGTGCTGCAGCACGAGCTGCGCGACGCGCTCCTGCAGCGTGATGCTCATGGCGTCGGTCCTTTCCTGTGATGCGTGCGCTTGCACAGGACAGTGATGTGTTCCCGGTTGTCTTGCGGGGTCTGATGCGCTGTGCCGTCATCCCAGAGAACACGAGTCCCGACGAATCTCGGGTTGCAACCACGCCACCACTCCGCAGCGCTGATCTGCACGCACTCAAATCCGGGGAATGTGACAGGGTGCGTGCTCATGGCTTCGGCTCCGCGTGCAGGTCTATCGGGTCGGTCTTGTCTTTCAGGCGCCGGACCTGGGCGCGCAGGCGCTTCTCTTCGGCCAGCAGCTTCGACACGGACGCGCTCTTGTCGTGAACGGCATTCATCACCTGCCGGTGCTGCTGCCACGCGGTTTGAATGCGCCGGGCCTGCTCACGTAGGAACGTGAACGGATCGAACACCTTGCCGCACTTGTCACAGCGCACGACGCGCTCGTGATCGTCGAGCGTGATGACCGGGTGTTGGCAAAAACTCAGGTCGCGTTTCTCGACCAGCACCAGCGAGTTTTCCGGCAGCGGCTCACTGCCGGGGAATGTCAGGATTTTGTCGTCACTCATGCAGCACCACCGTTCGCTTCTTGGCCTTGATGTAAACCGGGCGCGTAGCCTTCAGCGTCCTTTTTTGGGTACGGGCACGACAGCGGCAGCACCTGCTTTCGCATGGCTGCGTCCAGTGGCATGAGGTACTTGTGCTTGGGCTTGTCTTCGATCCACGCGGCCTGCGGGTCCACGTGCTCACGTAGCCAGCCGATGGAATTCCCGCCGCGCCCGAAGCGCTCTCGCAGCGTGCGCTTGTGATGCAGGCTGCCGTGCACGTGCAGACTGGCCTGCGGGGTCGCAGTGCCGACATAGATCCACCCGGTAGCCTGATAGATGCCGCCGTGATGGCCCTGCGCCTGATCGGCATAGGACACCAGCAGGCGCAGGCCTGGGCAGTGCTGGCGCAGGAAACGCATGGTGATACTCAGGATGCGGGACACAGGCACCTGATGCTCAGTCAGCGCGATGCGGGTCAGCTCCACGGCTTCGTGCTGCCCGAGTCCGTAGGGCTCGCCGATGTGCAGGTTAGCCCCGCGCGAGAACATGACGACGCCGATAAAGCGGTCCTGTTCCCAGGCGCCGACGCGCACCGACGCAAAAGCCGGCATGCACTTCGAATAGTGCCAGTGCATGCAGGCGAACTCGGCCGCGGCAGGGGTGGCCCAGTCAATGCGCAGCGTCATAGAAGTACACCCCGTGGAGGAAAACGTCATGCTCGGAAAGCCGGCGACGCACGAGCCCGCCCATCACGCGGCCGTTGTCGTACTTCCAGCGCGCGAACTGCGCAGCAGCGCCTGCGCGGTTGCCTCGATTGAGCAGGGTCAACATGGTGGATGTCGCGAACTGCGGCCCGCCGATGTTGAAGACGAACAGGACGAGTGCATCGAACTCCTGTTGACTGAGCAGGACGCGCACGTACTGCTCCACGTCGCGCTCGGCGCCCTTCAGGTCTTCGTGCAGAAACGCATTGACCTGGGCATCGTCGATCAGGTCGCCGAGCTTCACGCCGCGCGTGTGGCCGACGCCGATGGTCGGCACGCCGCCGCTGTCGAGGTACGCGGCATAGCGCACCTTCTCAATGTCCTTGAGCAGTTCGATGGCGCGCTGTGAGGTCTGCATGGCGTGCTTTCGGCTCAGGAACGGCGGAACTTGTGGCCGCAGGACGGGCAGGTAATCTCGACGATCACGTCGAGCTGCCCCTGCTCATCTTCTGAGCCCGGAGTGAAGTTCGCGCCGAGTCCCCGAAAGTGCGTCAGCTCGTTCGGGCTGAAGCCCAGCACGCTCAGCTCAAAGCCGAGCCCGTGCAGCTCGTCGAGCCCGAGCCGCAGTAGCTTCGCGTCCCAGCCGGCGTTTTGCGGCAACTGGTTGTCGGCGATCACGTAGGCCTTGCGCTGCGCTTCGGTCAGGTGCGGCAGCGTGATCGTGGGAACGCTCTCCATCGCGAGCTGACTCGCTGCCATCACCCGACCATGTCCTGCAACGATGCCCCCATCGGCGTCAATCAACACAGGATTCGTCCAGCCGAATTCCTTGATGCTGGCGACGATCTGCGCGACCTGCTCGACGCTGTGCGTGCGCGGATTCGTAGCACGGGGCAGCAGCTCGGACGTGCGACGGTAGATCACTGAAAGCGGCAATTCCTCACGAATGTCGGCCATTTCGGGTCTCCCTTTTTGCGACAAAAAAAACGCGTTTCGG